CCAAAAATGCAGATTTTGTCTTATTACCAAAATGCTTTAGTAGATAGGGTTTGAAGTACCTATTAAGACAATAAGACAATAAGACAGTAATAAATAATATATATAAGGCTGGAACTTTTGGCTGTTATGTTGTGGAAAAAGAGGACACCATCCTCCCACCAAAAAGCTCCCCCGTCATCTCTATTTTTGGCTGTCTTATTGTCTTATTACCCACGTAAGTCATTGATTTAACTATATTAAGACAAAATCCCATTGTCTTATTACAAACGCAAAAAACACAACTTTGTCTTATTACAAGGAGAAAATAACCATGAAAACAATTAGCAATGACAAAATGAGTGAATACACCACTCAACACAAAACCTTTAAAAACACCACTGGTTCTGTTTACGCCAACAGCAATGTTGGAACAGATTTAGATTTATATATTGTCTACTCATACGGGGAACATTTCCCAATGTATGTTTATGACCACCACGTGGAAATGTGGTTTGGTAACAGCGACTCTAACTCGCGAACAACCAACCGACACTTAACTTTGGCACGTCCGGACACAGACCACATCAATATGTTACCGACTGAAGCCTTAACAGACTTAATCTACTCTGGAGGATACCACGCCTACTGCGTAGATAGATGCGGTACGCTGTATTACACAACTAGCACCGACAGTAGTATTTTAAACCAACCATCAACGTGTTAACACGTTACCATATTAACACAATAGTACACGGTGTACTATTACAAGGGAACGACACCACCCTTTCATTGGCGTCATAGTAATGAGGAAATAAAAATGAAAACAACAAACAACACGGTAAACGCTACCAACAGCGACCAGTCAGCGTATTCAGATGATTACGTGGATACCTACCAAGACACAGCGGATAGTATTTACGAAGTGCAACAGTACTTCGACGCGCCCCTAAGAGGAGATAGTTGCTGTGGAGACCAAGCACATATGTTCTTGATGGAAGTGTTATCCCGTCGAAACTAATTTTCAAATGTGTTTACATGTACACACCTTTACGTGTATAAGTTCTTATTCAATTAATTAAATCAAAAGGAGCGAGGTGCTGACACACCAACCTCCTAAACAACAGGAGATAGCAAATATGCCATCAATTAGCCAAGTGGTAGACGTAGCCACTGCAATACTACGTAAAGCACCCACAGCCGTACCGTTCTTAAAAGGTAAACCTGGCATGGGTAAATCGGACTCATGTCTGCAAATCGGAGACAACTTGGATATTCCCGACGACCGCATACTAGTAGTTCATGTTAATAATCACGACGTGGTGGACTTCACAGGAGTACCGAGCGTAACCGACGACGGGGTAACAATCTTTAACCCTACGGACATGTTCTATAACTTCAGAGAGGGAACAGGAGCAGGGCTTATAGTCTTGGAGGAGTTGCCACAGTCATCGACACACCACCAAACGTGGGCGGCGGGATTTATTCTAGAGCGTAGCACCCCGACGTTCAAACTGGACAAAGATGTGAGGTTTATCGTAACGGGTAACCGAGTGCAGGATAAAGCAGGAGCGAAGCAACTGCTGACTCACTTATCCAACCGTATGTATGAGTTTGAGATGGAGACATCACTCGACGACTGGTGTGGTTGGGCAATGGAGAACGGTGTTGACCCACTAGGTGTAGCGTTCATGAGACTGCGACCACAGTTACTGAATGACTTTGATGCGAACCGTAGTGTTAATCCGACCCAGCGTGCTTGGACACAGTTATTCACCGAAGTACCGACAGACTTACCGACTGACTTATATATGTATGCTTGTGAGGGTAAGGTTGGAGAAGGAGCGGCGGCTGAGTGGGTAGCGGCGAGGGATTTAATGAACAAAATGCCGAGCGTTGACTCAATCCGACTGCAACCCGAGAAGATGGAGGTGCCGAGTGAACCTGCGGTGAAGTATGCCGTAGCCACTGCGTTATCCATGACGACAACTCCCGAGGCGTTTGAGCGAGATATGACATATGTATCACGTATGCCGAAAGAGTTTCAGATGGTGTATGTAACCGACGCCCTGCGACTACACCCCGAGTTGCAACAGACGAAAGGGTTTATCAACTGGGCGGTAGCTAACAAAGACATCTTTATGGGTGGTAACTAAGCCTATAACCTGTTAACACGTAAGCATAATATAACAACATAGGAGATTAATTATGGATATGAATTCCATCTTGGCTAATGCCATAAACAACGCGGTGAACAACACACCCGTACCACCACCCGTACCCGACGAGGTAGAAAAAGTACACGGTGTACTTAATGAAACATCTCACGACTCATCACCGCCCGTCGTTGGCGAACGAAGTGAGTACGCTGACCAACGGGAAGAAGAAACTGAGCAGGAAGCTGACGTAACGACGAACCCCGAGCCTAAACCACACATCAGCGTGAAAGGGTTAGACGAGAAAGCTGTGCTAATCAGCGTTAAACGTCGCATGTACTCACCGTACAAGTTAGACCAAGAAGAGAGTAAGAACTACGGTGCAGGGAACGTGAACAAGCATTTGTTTGAGGGGCGACATAACAAAGTGAAAGAAACGATAAGCAAATTCACAGAAGTCTATACGTATGTAAAAGACAACACAGTACCTTGGAGTACTGGCGTGGATATGCTGAACATCGAGCACTACTTTGACTTTACTACGGGACTGCGAGGTCTTGTCGATACAGCGAACCAAGCAGTTGATGACTTATACGATTGTTGGGACGATGAGGTTGAAGCTGACCTTGACCGCCTATCACAGGTGGCAATTCTGAAAAACAAACCGAACCTAGCCGACCCGAGCGACTACCCCACTGCTGACGATATGAAAGCACGATTTGGGATAGACGTAAGGTATATGCCTGTGCCGACTACGGGCGACTTCAGAGTTGGTATATCAGATGAGGACAAAGCGTCCTTGCAGAAGCAACTAGAAGACGCAGAGGTGAACGCTACCAAGCACGTACTCAATTCGATGGTAGAGCCTATGCAGAGGGCGGTGGAGAAACTGAGTGTACCGATAGGTAACGATGGGTCTGTGTTCCGTGACACGTTAATCGACAACATGGTTGATGTGGCAGAGCGTATGAACCGAGTCAATATATCAGATGACCCCGCTGTCCAAGAGAAAATCAACGACCTGCGTAGCCTAGTTGGAACGTATGCCAAGAACAAAGATGTACTGCGAGGTAGCCAGACAGTACGTGAGAAAGCCGTTAGACAGATAGACGGACTTGTTAAGCAGATGGCAGGGTTGGTATGAGTTACGAAATCCCCGAGAAGTTAGTGTGTGATGAATGCGGAGGGGGCAACGTAACAGAAGACGCGACTGTAAGATGGGACATCATAGACCAGAGATGGATAGTAGTAGATGTTGGTGACTACACTTGGTGCAGTGAGTGTGATAGCGAAACGAGTGCTGAGTTCGTGCCGATAGATGACCTTAAAACTAAAGCACTTATGGAAATTAAAAAGGAGGAAAGAGATGGGATACCGAAGTGATGTAACCGTAGTTATATACGGTGAGAAGGATGACGTAACAGCGTTTGTGGCAGGTGAGAAAATACACGGAAAGCCTAAAGGACTAGACCACCACCCGTTAGACGAGCCAACTAGTGGCTACCACGAGCGACATGTGTATGACTACGGGAAAGGCAACCATAACACCATGATGGAGTTCAATTGGTGGGACGTGAAGTGGTACGACAGTTACCCCGAGGTTAATTACTGGACGAACCTAGCGAGTGTGTGGGAAGAAGCATTTCCACGACTGAGTATGGAGTTTGTTCGTGTCGGAGAGGAAGTCGACGACAACATAAACAACTACTACGGGGACGATTGCCAGTACCACTTAAACATAAGTAGAGAGATAACGAAATCATTACCTTAAAGGAGGAGTTATGAGCGAAGTTGCAGAAGTAACAGTCAACCAAGAAGAGGTTGAAAGGAAAGTTGGTAAGGCGAAAGCCCTACTGATATTAGACCACCCGTTCTTTGGGACAGCGGTAACACGTCGACCGATACAATATACCGACACCATACCGACTGCGGCGATGTCAGCCACGGGACAGATGATGATTAACCCATCATTTGTAGAGCCACTAACAGTAAAGAACCTTATGTTCTTGATGGCACATGAAGCCATGCACTACATGTTGTCTCATTCACTGAGACGTAAACACCGAGACGCCCAAGCGTGGAACGTATCATGTGACAAAGTCATTAACGACACGTTGATAGAGGCAAATGTGGGAGACTTTATTGACGGCGGTGTAACACTACATGACGCCAGAAAATACGCGTCGGAAGAGTTATATGATGAAAACGACGACGATATGGGTGACGGCGGTATCGGTAGTGACATCGGTGACCCGACAGATGGTAACGGTAACCCACTAGACGAGTCGCAGAGACACCAACTGGAAGCACAGGCGAAGATTGAAGCGATTCAGTCAGCCAAAGCCGCGAAAGCCACAGGGAAACTACCCGCGTCGATTGAGCGAATGATTGACGAGATGGTTAACGTGGTAACCCCTTGGCACGAGAAACTAGAGCGGTACATGACCTCGAGGGTTCAAGACGGATACTCATGGAACAGACCTAACCGTAGGTTCATTGGACAAGGTGTATACCTGCCAGGGACTGACTACGTACCACGTATGGGTGAAGTAGTTATCGCAGTCGACACGTCGGGTTCACTACAGAGTAAAGAGTTAGCGTACTTCAACGCACATATCAATCGAATACTGGAGACGTGCTTACCCGAGAAAGTGACAGTACTGTACTGTGATTGGGACATTGGTGGCACAGCTGAGTACACCCCCGACGACCTGCCTATTACGTTAGAGCCAGTAGGTGGTGGAGGTACGTCATTCAAGCCAGTATTTAAATGGTTAAGTGGTTACGCAGAAGAAGTTGAGTGCTTGATTTATCTCACTGATGGGTGGGGTGACCAAGATGAAATTGATGCACCAGCGACGGACACTGTGTGGTTAACGACTGGGAAAGAAGACTTCTCATGGGGAGAGGTTATTAAATTTGACATGGAGGATGTATGAAACACTTTGATTTTAACTATAAAGACAGACAGTGGGATAAGTTCGGTGCGTTCCACGCGTTTCACCGTGCGTGGAACAGTAACATCGTAGAGTTCGAGACCGGTGAGTTGATGGTTATCGGAGAACCCAACCCCGACAACAGGCACATGTACGACAAGTATAACATTCAGTTAGTAACGACTACTGATAAGGACTGTCCGCAACTGTACTTCGATAAAGAATGTACTGAGCCCGTTAAGAAAGCATGGGTAACCCACAAGGGACAGCAACACTTGGCGATTGACTATGAGCGTAAGGTAGCAGTGGCGTTATATAACCGGTGGAGTAATAAGAAAAGTACCGTACTGGGCGACCATGTATCCCGAGCGAGTGCGTATTGGGCAGGGGAAGAACGACTACCTACCCCACTCGAGAAAATAAAGGTGCAGACCCCAGACCCCGAGTACAAGAAGAATATGAAGTCGGTGCTCGATGAAGTAGACGCGGCAGTGACTGCGATATGGCGTATGGATACGGGGGAAAAGCGATACTGGTGGGACAAAGAGAAGTTATTAGCGAACCCCCAATGGCACGACTCATCAGCCGAGGACATCGTTGCTGAAGTTTGTAAAAACAGAGACAACTTAAGAGCGGTCGCTGAGAGAGGGTTCGAGTACCCACGTAAAACCCAAAAAGTGGACTTCTTATATGTTAAGCCCCAAGAAAAACACTGACTACAACTGCTACAAATGTGGCGGTAAGTCTTATATGACAGACGGTTGGGGGCATAACCTGTGTGCTGTTTGTTATATAAAAATATTAACTAAAAAACCAAAAAAGCAAAGGAGATGGAAACCATGGCAATAGAACAAAAAGTAATCGAAGCGTTCGCGCTTGCGAGAAACAAATCAGTAAGCGGTATTGAGATTAAGTTAGACCCGAACAAGTGGTCGAGCCGAATGAAGAATATCGTCGTCAGAGCAGTAGACACCGGCGTAGCAGACTGCGGGTATGAAACATCGTACTTCATCGAGCAACTACTAAACACTTATGGACTTGGTACGGAACGAGTACACCAGTGGAACGCTCATATGAGAACGAGCATGATTAAACCCGAGAAAATCGAGGAAGCCAAAGCGTATGTATCCGCTCTAATCAGACTACGAGATACTACATCTTGGGAAGAAGACTACTTCATGCGTATGGCAGACGAGGGGGAAGAAATATTCAGAATCCCTATCCCTAGTAACTTCGATGCAAAAGATAAACGTAAGTTTCTAAACGATTACATCAAAGACCAAGACGAGCAAGAACAAGTACTTAGGGCTGATTTAATTAATAAAATAAGAAATGGTTCACAGCTGACGATTTCGTATACAATATAAATAAGGAGAGTATTATGAGCTACGTAAGAAGAACTTATGCACTTATTGAAGGAGTGCAAGCCAAGGTAGATAGCATGCAACACGCCGAGCTAAGTCGGCTGAGCCATGTTACGTCTATCGATATAGGAACCCCGCTACACGATGAATTTCGTAAAGTAGTAACCACTATCGTCTGGCAAGAAGCACCCGACCTTGCGGATAAGATGCCAGAGAGTTGGTGCAAGATGTCAGACAGCGTGGATGTAAAGTTCACACAGGGTTCTCATCTAGTTAGGAGCACCATCGAGATGGCAACCGGCGACAAAATAAAGATGCCCCCAATGTTTAGTCGATGGGATACCGTGGAAATTGACGACACCCAAACAACACCCCTTATCAAAGAGTGGTTGAGCAAACGCTACACGGAAGAAGAGAAACGTTCCGAGATTTTCAGCACATTTGACACTATTAAGAAACAACTGACTAAGTACTTAGAGTCTCATGCGTCGCTCAACACAGCAATTAAGGAAATGCCCGAGTTGGAGATGTATGTTCCACAAGAGTACCTTGATAAACTAGCAGAGAAGACTGTACGCGATAAACCAAAAAAGAAAGAATCTGCAGTTGAAAAACTAGCTATAGATGTTAACGCGTTAACACAAGCGGCGGTTGCACATCGTATCACGTCATCGGGAGGTTTTTAGTTATGACAATGTATCAGTTTGGAGAGTTGGTTGTTAGTGGGTTGATTATGCTCAGTGTTTACGGACTCATATGGGCAAGTGATTTTAATGAAAATATTTTAAATAAGGAGAAAAATGATAGACAAGACAGAACTTAAACACGGGTGGCATAAGCTAACAGTACTACAAGACGTAAAGGACAGACTTCCACTGTTCCGAGGGCATAGGCTAAGCAGTACAGAGTTCGCTGTGCTGTGCCTTGTAGCACACCAAGATGGAGTAGCCACTATAACTTCGATAATAAAGCACCCCTACTTCGTGGATGTATCGTTATCCACGATAAAAAGAGCCGTGGTCACGTTGATACAAGAAGCGTTGATAACAGCGACGGAGGGTTCATACGATAGGCGTGAACGAGTGCTGTCAATCCACGAGGGGCGTCATGGGTAACGAGGACGTAATGATGTTTTTGTGGGGTACGAGGTCATCCACGACTTCGGTACTTGAGAGAATATTTAGATTAATAACAAAAAGGAGCAGTAAATGAAAAAAGTATTAGCACTAAGCTTATTAGTATCAACAGCGACAATCGCTTGGGATGGGTATGACTACAACACAAATAGTTATATCGAAATCGGTAGCGGTAATCTAGTCAGAGCAGGTAACGAGATTGAAATCTATGACTACAACACACTTGAGTATAAGTATGTCACGGTAGAAGGGTTTGGTTACGGTGGTGAATTAGAAGTGTACGACTACGTTACGGGTGAGTACAGAACTTTTGATATGGAATAATAAGGAGAATAACAATGACAAGGAAGAATCAAGATAACAGTGTAGCAGGTAAAGCACGTAAAGCAGGTATACCTAAAGGAACGGTATACGCTCGATTGAATAATGGATGGTCACTTAAGAAAGCATTATCCGTTCCAGTGAAACAGAAGCACAGAGCCAAAAAGAAAGTCGTAGAGAAAACCGAGGTTGAGGTTAAAAAAGTAAATACACCTAAGCCACCAGTGCCTAAGAACAACCCTATTGTCGTGGAGAAATATGCGTCAAAAAAGCCAACCAAACTAGTGGTATGGGGTCTCGTTGCTGTGTCTATAATGTTAATTCTTATAACAACGGGCGTTTAAATTATGGGCATGCACGACAACAAGCAGTGTAAACAGAAGTGCGAGTGCGTCCTTAACACACTTAGGCGAATCACTACGCTATTAGAATACCCACGCTCCGATGTAGAACAGCGAGTTAAGTTCCAATTGGAGATTGCCATACAAGACATCGAGTACCTAGACAGGGAAATCGAGAGTAAGGAGAAGCACTAATGCCTAGAGCCTATAAATGTATGGCCTTTAAGTTATCGGACGGTACGACTAAGACCGCACGAGACGTAGCGGAGAAATATGGCGTGAAACTCAGCACGACGCGCACAAGATTGTCCAACGGTGTGCGAGATGTAGAACTACTCAGCCAACAACCCCAGGAGAGCAAGCAGAACAAATACCGAAACACTGGGAAGTCGACTGAGTATGTACCCGAGAAGACGGTTAAGGAAAAAGTTGCCGAGCGTAACTACTTCGACCCTATGTCTCGGTTGTTACTGAAAACGATATGAGTTGGCACTGCAGAATGATAGATGGAGAGCGTCGTTGTATGGACTTTGGGGTGTACCTAAAGCGTGGGTGGTTACTGGATAAGTCCTTCACCGTAGCAGAATACGAGGGCGTACTTAAGAAAAAGGAGAGTAAATGAAAATCTGTACACTAGACCTAGAGACCTTTTGGGATGTAGGTCACACACTAACTAAGATGTCCCCTATCGCATACTGTATGCACCCCGACACAGAGATAATCAGTTGTGCGTTTAAGTTTAACGACGAAGAAACAGAAGTTATCTTTGGGGAACAGAACGTCAAAGACTATTGCGACAAGGTAGATTGGTCTCAGTACTGGGTAGTTGGGCATAACCTATCCGGGTTTGACTCTATGATTTTATCGTGGCGTCTTAACATTAAGCCAAAGCTATGGGGTTGTACGTTGGCGATGGCACGACCGATCCATGCAAAAGACGCAGGCGGTTCTCTATCTGCGTTGGTAAAGCATTATAGGCTTGGCGTAAAAGATAACTCCGCCCTACTCCAAACGAAAGGCAGACACTTATGTGACTTTTCTGAGGAAGAAATCGAGGGTATGCGTGTTTACAACAAAGCAGATGTAGACCAGTGTTATGGACTGCTGACACGACTCATACCCCAGACCAAGCGCGACGAGGTGAAGTTAATAGACATGACAATCAGAGCACTCATTGAGCCTGTGTTCGACTGCGATGTAGAACTACTGAATAATACTTTAGTAGAAGAAGGCATACGCAAGAAAGCCCTGCTCGTTGACGCTGCGAAGAAGATGGATGTTTATGAACTAGGCATGGACGACGACGAAGCGGCGGCAGCGGCGTTAAAACTATTATCGTCAGCCCCGAAGTTTGCCAAGTTTCTAAAGAATATCGGTGTTGAACCCCCGATGAAAGTATCGCCCACAACTGGAAAAGATATTCCTGCGTTGGCTAAAACAGATGAAGCGTTTATCGCACTACAAGAACATGATAATCCACTAGTAGCGACGGTGGCTAATGCTCGTTTGGATGCCAAAAGTACCTTACTACAAACACGTATCCAATCGTTCTTAACCGCGACGGATGCACACCCCCAAAAGAAAGTACCTATCCCACTTAAATACTATGGGGCAGATACCACGGGACGTTGGTCGGGGTGGGCGTACAACCCACAGAACCTTCCACGTATTAACCCGTACTTCCCTAAACCATCAGACGCACTGCGAAAGTCTCTGAAAGCCCCACCTGGGTACAAAGTTGTAGTGGCTGACTTATCGGGTATTGAGTTACGAGTTAACCACTTCTTATGGCAAACGCCATCGAGTATTGCGCTGTTCCAAGCTGATAGAGAGAACGCTGACCTATACAAGGACTTCGCTAGTAAGTTATATGAAGTACCACAGAGCGAGGTCACTAAAGAACAGAGACAAGTCGGTAAGGTCGCTCACTTGGGGCTAGGGTTTGGTGCAGGACACGTAACGTTCCAGAAAGTAGCGAAACTTATGGGTGGTGTAGACATCGACTTGGAAGAGTCTAAAGACATCGTTGACACTTGGCGTATGTCCTACCCCGAGATAACCATGGGGTGGCGAACGTGCCATAACGTACTGCCTACCATAATGCGAGGTGCTACCGGAGGGGCTGTTGACCCTTGGGGTATGGTGTACCCAGTGCCGGAAGGACTTAAGACTCCGACAGGTATTATTAGGTACCCTAACCTACGTACTGAGATTAACGAGGAGACCAACAGGAAGGAGTTTATCTACGGTCAAGGGCGTAACAAGGCTAGGATTTATGCAGGGAAAATAGACGAGAATATTGTCCAACACCTTGCTCGTAACGTAATAGCTGATAACGCGTTATCAGTACAGAAGATGACAGGGTTGATACCTGCTCTGATGGTACACGATGAGTTGGTTTATGTAGTACCGGAAGACAAAGCGCAAGAGACGTTAGACCTTGTGCAGGACGTGATGCGCACACCCCCAACTTGGTGGCCGGAGTTACTGACGTGGAGCGAGGGAGACATCGCTGATACATACGGAGATGCTAAATAATTACAAAACAACCTACACAAGAGGTACAAACTAGTTCATACTATGTCACGCGTTAACAGATAACTACAAATAGTGAGATAGGTTGTTAAATGGGTATACAAGAGAGTACTAATGTATTATTATCTAATAGAAACAGGATGATAACCTGGCTTAACCTAGCCGATAAGTACATTCAAGCGTTTAATGAAGACAGGGCTAACTTTGTGTTGCCTAGAGCGTACATAGTTTTGAAGCCTATAATTGAGGCATATGCAAATAATTTAGAAGGATTTTGTATGTACCTAAAAGGTATAAGGGATTCAGTACCAAAGAGTGACCCACTGTTTAGTGAGTTGCAGATATTGTACCGACGAGTTAATGGGCGTTACACCCAACAGGTTCGTAGGGAACGAGCCCAGAGAGTAACTGCGAAAGCGGAAACTATTTTTGGCCCTGCCAGTTACCACACTAAGTACAAGTGGGTAGCTGATTTGGAGCACGAGTGGGCGAAAAGACGCATAGAATTTATGCAGAATGTAAGTAAAGGCAAGAGACTCAGCATGGACGAACGTGCAGAGCACCTAGCTGAATTTTGGAATGACATTGATACGGAAATCAACAACGGAGAAGGACTATCAGACTGGAACTAACTAAAGCTTGGAGCTACTCAGCTCTAAACGCGTATGAAACATGCCCTCGCAGGTACCAACTGACGAGGGTAACTAAAGAGGTAATCGAAAAGCAACACGAAGCGTCTATATGGGGTAACAAAGTACACAAGCACTTGGAGGACTATGCCAATAGGAAGGCTCAGTTACCCGCTGATTTGAAGCAGTACGCCAAGTACGTGGATAAGATTTTCACGTACGAGGGGAAAAGGGTTGTCGAAGAACGAATGGCAATCAACAACAACTTCCGTCCCACTAAGTGGATGGCTAAGGACGTGTGGTGCCGTGGCATCATAGACATTGGTGTAGTTGGCTCCAACAAGGCTTATTTGTTAGACTGGAAAACAGGCAAACGAAAGCCGGACTCTGACCAGTTAATGTTATTCGCCGCTCTAGCATTTGCGCACTACCCATGGATAGATACCGTAGTCACCGGTTTCATCTGGTTGAAGGACTCTAAGTTTGATAAGGAAGTGTTTACACGTGACCAAGTAACCGAAATATGGAACGAATTTCTGCCCCGACTACAACGGCTAGAAATATCATTTACAGACAACAAGTGGCAGGCTAAGCCGTCGGGACTATGTAAGAACTGGTGCCCGGTAGGACGTAAGCTGTGTGACTTTTGCGGAGTATAAACAGAAAGGATTACGTTTTGGATAAAACAGAAAGGATTACGTTTTGGATAAAATAGACATGATGGCTATGACGGATGAGGAACTTGTTCGATACACCATATTAAAGAGTAAACTAACACCCCTAGAAGTAGAATTGGTACACCGTCTAGAAGACCGAGTATATGACGAGTATGAATTTCCGCAATGGGCAATAGAACTAATAGCAGAGGACGAGACCGCACCAGGATTTTTAAAATACATGATTAAATAATATGGGAATGACACCAGAAGGAAAAGTTAAAAAGAAGGTTAAAGAGTACCTAGTTTCGGTTGGAGCCTGGTACTACATGCCTGTATCCAATGGCATGGGCAGAGTTGGTTGCCCCGATATTTTAGTGTGCTACAAGGGGGTCTTTATGGCTTTCGAGACCAAAGCACCAGGTAAAATCAAGAACACAACACCTAACCAAGACCGTGAAATCGCAGGGATTAAACGTGCTAACGGGTTAGCACATGTTGTAGATGATGTTGAACAAGTAAAGGAGGTGATAAATGCCCAAGACATCGGCAAAGGCTTTAAAGACTAAAGCCGCGTATAACAAAAAGCCAAGCGTTCAAAAGAAACGAGTGGCTCAGAACAAAGCAAGACGCCACGCTGTAGCCAAAGGTTTGGTTAAGAAAGGTGATGGCAAAGACGTAGACCACAAGAAGCCTCTAGCTAAAGGTGGTAGTAGTAAAGACTCAAACACGAGAGTGGTTAGTCAGAAAACAAACCGAGGGTGGAGAAAAAAGAACCCGGAAATGTATAACAAAGGGAGGAAATAATGGGAGCAAACGACAAGCAGGTCAGCGGTAGCCACTACCAGACTGAAATGCAACCGTGGGATTTCATAGTCGCAAACAATCTTGGTTACCTGGAAGGCAATGTCGTTAAGTATATAAGCCGTTATAGAAACAAAAACGGAATTGAAGACTTACACAAGGCGCAACACTATTTAGATAAACTAATTGAGGTAACTGAAAATGTTAATATGGGAAAAGAAAAAGGCGGTAATACTAAAGACTAAAAAGTCAGACCAAATCCTTGGCGTAATCCCAACCGCTAAAGCGTTCAAGGTAAAAGGCCAACTGCTCACCGCAGTGCCACATCGTATAGAAGAAACAAGAGTACTACGCAATATGGGGTATGACGTCCCCGCTCCCATTAGGTATCACTACGACTGGCCTGGTAGGTTCAAGCCGTTTGATGCGCAAAGGGAAGCCGCCGCGTTCTTATCTATGTACAAGAGAGCGTTCAACTTGAGTGAACTAGGTACAGGTAAATCACTAGCGTCCCTATGGGCGTACGACTACTTAAAAAGTATTGGCAGGGTTAATAAGGCATTAGTAATTGCACCACTATCTACGCTAGAGCGGACTTGGGCAGATGAGATATTTAACCACTTCCCGCACCTAACATGTTCGGTACTGCACGGCACTAGAGCCAAGCGACTGAAGTTACTCAAGGAGGATGTAGACGTGTACGTTATCAACCCCGATGGTGTTGGCATAATCGAGGAAGAACTTCGTAATCGCCAGGACATTGACTTAGTTATAGTAGATGAAATTGCTCAGTGCGCTCGTAACGCTAGTACTGATCGATGGAAGACTATTAATAAGGTAGTCAACAAACATAAAAAGAAACGTTTCTGTTGGGGCATGTCCGGAACACCAACACCTAATGCACCAACTGACGCTTGGGCACAATGCAGACTAATATCCCCCGACAAGGTACCACCCTACTTCAATAGATTTAAGATGCAGGTAATGAAGCAACTGAGCCAGTTCACCTGGATACCTAAGAAAGGTGCCACTGAAATAGTGAAAGACGTTATGCAACCTGCGGTACGATTTACTCGTGACGAGTGTGTGGACTTACCCCCACTAATGTTTGAAACACGCCAAGTACCTTTGACTAAAGAGCAAGACAAAGCCTATAAAGAAATGGTTAACCGGTTACGTACAGAAGCGGATGAAGGTGAGATAACTGCGGTGAACGAAGCTGTTAAAATGGCTAAGCTAATCCAGATTGCATGTGGTGTCGTGTATGCAGATGATGGCACCGAGGTATCAATACCGGCGAACCCTAGAATACAAGAGGTCAAAGATATTGTATCGACCGCAGAGGGTAAAGTTATTGTGTTCGTACCATACGTATCATCCGTGAAGATGGTGGCTGCGGAACTAAGTAAGGCATTCACTGTAGAGGTTATCTACGGTGGAGTTAAGAAAGACGAGCGAGACCGTATCCTAGGAGCGTTCCAAAAGACAAACGAACCTAAGGTGCTTGTGGCTCAACCGGCGGCTATGTCGCACGGACTGACGCTCACAGCGGCTAGTACGATAGTTTGGTACTCTTGTGTAACCTCCAACGAGGTGTTCGAGCAGGCTAACGGTCGTATTAATAGACCCGGTCAGAAAATGAATAACTTTATTATTATGCTTGAGGGGACAAAAGTTGAGAAAAGAATATACACCAGGTTAAAGAACAAACAGAAAATGCAGGGCGCATTACTGGATGAGGTCAAGGCTCATAGAGACGAAGTAATGGCTTGACAAACGAACTTGTTTACGGTAACCTGTTAACAGGTGAACACATACGGACTTATTTGAACATGATGAATTTACTAAAACCCGAAGAGGTTTCTGAAAAACTAGGCATTACGAAGGCGGCACTACCCGCTTTACGTAGACGCGAGGACAGCTTCCCAAAACCAATAAGGATTTCGCAGAAAGTCCTACGGTGGGATGAGGCTGATATTAATAACTGGCTTAACGCCAAAAAGGAGAGTAATGATGAAAGTATCGGAACTGGATGACGTTTCTTTATTAAAAATATTTATCGGACTCCGTGATCGAAGGGCACGCCGAAAGGCAGACTACCAACTAGATGACGTAGACGATAAAGAAAAGCAGGAAAGGATTGAGGTGGAATTTCTCGCCCGGTTTAACGACCGTGGTATAGATAATGTTTCCACTAAAGGTGTTGGAACTGCTTACAGGGCAACACGTACATCGGCTAGTGTAGCTGATTGGGATAGTCTTTTCGGCTTCATTCAAAAGGAAGAAGCTTGGGAAATGCTTGAACGACGTGTTAACAAAACAGCGATTGAACAGTTCAAAGCTGTTAACGATGACCTACCACCTGGTGTAAACTGGAACGAAACACAGGTCATTAATTTTAGACGTAAATAATATATAGCGAGGTAATAGATATGAGTGACATGGTTGCACTACAATCAGCGAAACTACCAGCACACTTACAAGGTAAAGCAAAGACTAACAATCTATTTGCTGCAGCTGTAAGCGTTGGCGGTTTCCCTGTAATTTCAATAAAAGGTAAGGTTTTTCACATTCAACGTGGTGATGAAAGGTCTCTAGTAACAAAGCCAGACAGTGACGATGAGCCTGCGGCTTCGCTTGAAGCAATAATCCTATCTGCTAACCCAAACAAATCTAAGGTCTACTACGACAAAGGTTTCGAGGAAGGCAGTGTGGCTAAGCCGACGTGCTATTCAAACAATGGTGCAGAGCCTGCTTCAGACGCAGAAGCCCCACAGTCCAAAAAATGTGCTGTTTGTCCGCACAATCAGTGGGGTTCGCGCATCACTGACAACGGCGGTAAAGGTAAAGCGTGTGGTGACTCTATGCGTTTGGCTGTAGCCCCTGCAGGTCAAGTTAACGACCCTATGTTACTACGTGTTCCGGCGGCTACGCTTAAGACACTTGGTCAGTACGGTCAGCAACTATCCAAGCGAGGAGTTGAGCCACAGTATGTTGTAACTAAGATTGGTTTCGACTACACCGTTGCCCACCCTGCCCTAACTTTCAAAGCAGTTCGCTTCGTTGGTGAGGATGAGTTGACTGAGGTAGAAGCTACCCTTCGTGACGAAGAAGAGTTAATCGGACAAATCACAGGTGTTCTTGATGCGCCGTCAGCAAACGTTGAGTCAGTGGCTAACACTAGCACACCAGCTCTAAAGCGTTCTGACACGTTGAAAGCCGCAGAGGCAGAAGCCGAAGCGTCACCCAAAGCCAAGGTTAAAGTTGAAGATGCCCCCGCACCCAAGGCGAAGGCGGAAACTGCAAAAGTAGAAGACTACGACGATGTAGATGAAGCGCTAGATAATCTAGACTTCGACGACTAAATCTCTGCTGCGCACTAAAGACCGGGGTTCGCCCCGGTTTTTTAATCTGTTAACGCGTTAGCATATCTTGGGTGAATTATGGGGACACAACAATTTTTAGAATTAATATTGCCGGGCGAAGGGAAAAAAGTACTGGCCTTGGCAACACCATCAAATACAGGTGGAATATGGTTTAAATACAAGTCGTACGATACGGCTAGAGAAGCTGCACTGGCAGCTGAGGCTTTTGATGCCCAATCGGAAACTGTTTACTTCGCAGTTAATACTTTTGGTGATTGGTACTTAGACGAACAGAAAGGTAAGAAGAGACTACGCACACAAGAAAATGTAGTTGCTTGCCGTTCTTTATATGATGATTTCGACGTCGGTGCAGACGACGATAAGAAGTACGCATCACGCAAAGAGGCACTTGCGGATGTTATTAAACTGGCGAAGGCTATACAGCTGACGCCAACTATTACCTCTTCCGGTGGTGGATACCACTGTTACTTCTCACTAGACAGCGACATCAGTAAGGAAGTATGGGAAGAACTATCAGCGCTGAAGCGGGACATATCCACCCACCTTGGCATTAAGGCAGACCGAGCCGTCGATATGGACAGCGCTCGCATACTGCGTCCGGTCGGGACTCATAACCGAAAGACGGACACACCGGTTCCTGTTGAAACAGTTAAGCAGGGAAAGGCTTATACACTAGATAAAGTTCGTAACGCTCTTAAGGGTTACATAGCTAAGAACAAAGTACCGCCTGCTCCAACAAGCGGGTTTAAAAACAAAATGGCGAACCCGTTCGCTGCGGCATTAGGAGACCATGCGCCTTCAGATGCCAACGTAGTTGCTGAGCACTGCGCGGCTATACGTGACTTCCGTGACACTAAGGGTAACGTATCTGAGCCACACTGGCACCGTGCTATTGGCGTGGTTAAACATTGTATAGACGGTGAGCAGATAATTCACGACTGGAGTAAAGGGTACGAAGGGTACTCCAAGGACGAGACGCAAACCAAGATTGATGAGTGGGGTGTAGGGCCGACGTCCTGCGATGAGATGGATAATCACATAGGGTGCAAAGCAGAGTGTCCTATGGTGGGCAAATGCAAGTTCCCTATACAGCTGGGAGCCACTGAAGAGGTTGAGTCAGTATCGGAAGAAACGGAAACGGAACAAGCGGAGCAACCAAAGGTGGTGCCTACTATCGAAGGGCAATCTATACCCTACTGGCCTAACAACGGCTACCGATGGAATGGCACTGCCTTATCTCGCTCTATATTAGACGAAGACGGGGTTGTTCACTGGAGACCTTTCTGTAGGTCATTCATATACCCACTTAACAGAATACAAGACCCAGAAGGAACTTGGGTTGTTCATTGGAGAGCTAAAGAGAAGAACGGTAAATGGCGTGAGTTCTTTATGCCAACACACGAACTGGCGTCGACAGACTTGATGGCGAAGACACTAGCTGCCCATGAAATCTTTTTAATGAGAACAAGGAATGCGAGGAATGATATGGCTGAATTTGCAGAGGGGTTGATTGAAACACTACAAGCTTGGCGTATAGAAACCAAAACATATAGCCAGTTTGGTTGGACAGACGACCGTACAGGGTTCGTTATGGGAACCAGCAAGATTACGCTTAAGGATGAGGAGGAAGTTTTATGTGACCCGGACATGCCGTCTGACGTTGCAGTTAACTTCGGTACTTCCGGTACGCTCGATGACTGGGTGGGCAATATAGATAAGTTGTACAACAGACCTGGTGCCGAGCCGTTTCAGTTTGCGTTATGCCACTCTATGGGCTCTGCGCTCGTAGAACTTATGGGTTCTTCTAACTGGCACGGGCTACCCCTGGCATTCACCGGACACGGTGGTACAGGTAAGTCTACTGCGGCGAAAATTGCTTGTGGCTTTTATGGCAACCCGGAGTATATGGAACGTCAGACTGGTGAGCAGGGTTCCACGCTTAACGCGGCAATCAAACGTATCGCCATTATGGGTTCAGTCCCTATGTTATTAGACGAGTTCTCTGGCAGAGCACCAGATGAATTGACAAGAACAGGTTACGCGTTAGCAAACGGACGTGATAAAGAGCGTCTTGGTTCCAACGGTAAATTTGCCACAGTTGGTGGTCAGTGGTTCAAGAATAGTTTCATTACCTCGAACGACTCCTTACACGAGAACATCAGTAAGCTACCAGCCGGTTATAGAGTTGAGGCGACTCAGTTACGTTTCTTTGAAGTACAGTTACCAGAGAATTTCAGAGCTGAAATATTCCCCGACATAACGCAGGAGTTCGTAGAGAACCACATGGACAACGTCTACGGCGAAGCGTGTCGCCCGTTCCTTAGATTCATTATTAAGAACCACGACTGGGTAAAACGCCAAATGGTGGCTGCTAGGGGTAAGTTCAACCCTAAGTCCCAGGACGATAACAAAGAACGTTTCTACAGAGACACTATCGTAACCGCGTTAGTCGCTGGAAAGATTGCGCAGAAGCTAGGTTTGATTTCGTTCGATGTATCCAAAACTAAACAGTGGGCTATAGACCAAGTGGTGCGTATGCGTGAGAGCCGTAAGGAAAGCAACATGGATATTAGTGAGCACATCGCACACTTCATCTCTACGCTACCGGGACGACTCATCATCACCAAGAAATTCGGGGACGCACGCGCTAAGCACAAAGAGTCACCTATGGAAATACTACGCGGGCCGGCAGTTGGTCGTGTTTGTACGGAAGATAAGAAAGTATTCATCACATCTAAAGCAGTTTCCGACTGGTGTAAAGATAACGGTGTGGCTCCAACGACGATGAAAGAAGAACTTGACCGTGACGGGTACCTTATACATGCCACCGACGGATCACCTAGTAGCAAGTGCTATATAGGCTCGGGCTCTACCATACCAAGCGGACAGACAAGGTGTTACCAGTTTAAGTACGGCAAGTTGTTTGGCGACAGCGCCCCACTACACCTCGTAAAGACCGATGAAGGTGTGACTACTGAGACGGTACTAGAAGCCGCAGAGTAATGTAATTAGTGCCAGCGGGCGGTGTGCTATTCCAAAAAACACCCGCAGTTGAGGTAGGCCAAATCTCTTGCAAGGAAGTCCCTTCGCTTGCACCTCATTACACAGCCTATGACTCAACCGGCTTGCCCACGCTACGGGCTACCAAATT